CCATCGCCGAGGAAATCGAGCGCATCGGCTTTCAGGGCCTGCGATCCGGAAATGAAGCCGCCAACCATCTCGATGAGGCCGTAGCCCACGTTCAGCACGATCACGATCCACAGCGCACGCCGGTAGGCCGGGGTGATATGGCTCAAGTCCTTCGGAAGATCGTCGATGTCTCCCTCGTGATCAGCTTCGGGTCCGCCCAGCCGATCCAGTCGGTAGCCGATGCCCGACACCGCACGCTCCACTTCGGGCAGCTGCAAACTCAGGTCGGATACATGCACCGTCATGATCTGCGTGGCAGTCGAGACCTTCACGTCCTCGACCCCGGCCGACCGCACCGCCTTCTCGATCTTCGCGGCGCATGACGGGCAGTCCATGCCGGTGACTCTGTAGCGCGCGTGCTCAGCGTTGCTCATTGTGGCCGTTTCGCTCATTACGATCTTCCGTGGACAGACGAGGCTATATATCATTGCAGACTGATATGTCGAGCGAGACCGGAATCCTTCAGCAGGCTGATGCTCAAGTCGTCGAGTTGCGGGCGAAGCTTTTCCGCGGCTTGGCTGACTTCTCGCGCATGTCGATTTTGGCCGCTCTGCGTGACGGCCCGCTTTCGGTTGGGGAGATCGTTGGCGCCACCGGCCTGTCGCAGTCGAACGCCTCAAACCACCTGCGGTGCCTGAGCGAATGCGGGCTGGTTGTCGGAGAACCGGACGGTCGGTTCGTCCGGTATCGGTTGAGCGATCCGCGCTTGGACGAACTGATGAGGCTGGCCGACGACCTCCTGGCCGGGACCGCTCGGGGCGTTGACTCGTGCGAGAATTTCAAAGGAGCGGGCACGGTCTGATCGACGGCGGACGTCCGCCGTCGTTGGCCTACGATCAAGACCGGGCGACGACGCCCGGTGCTGTGCCATTCGGATTTTCTTCGGTGACATCATGCCCAGTACACGCGAGGCCACGCTGGCGGCGCTGCACGCACGTCTTTTGACGGTGCCTGCCACAACCCTGCGCGGCGAGGTTCTGCCCGAGCGCGTGCCCGCCGCCGGGCTCCTGATCCTGCGGGACGGCGAACCGGGCGAGCCGGAGGTGACGCTCTCGCCTCTGCGCTACCACTACCAGCACCGCGCCGAGATCGAAGCGGTCGTGCAGGGCGCCGATCGGGACGCCGACTTCGACAGGCTGACCGCCAGCATTGGCGCGGCGCTCGCCGCCGACCGCACGCTTGGCGGGCTCTGCGACTGGGTCGAGGCGGAAGCCCCACGCCCCGTAGACCTGCCGGTCGAGGGCGCGGCCAGCCTGAAGGCCGCCGTGATCCCGGTGGTGCTGCACTATTCCACGGCCGACCCGCTGGCCTGACCCAACCGACCACAGGAGACGAAGATGGCACGAGCCCAGGGGGCGCGGGCGCTGATGGCGCTTGCGTTCGAGACGACCTATGGAACGCCGCCCGCCAGCGGTTTCACCCGCATGCCCTTCGCCAGCACATCGCTCGGCGCGGAGCAGCCGCTGCTGAACTCGGAACTGCTCGGCTACGGTCGCGACCCGCTGGCGCCGATCAAGGACGCGGTTACTGCCGATGGCGACGTCGTGGTGCCGCTCGACGCCGAGGCCTTCGGGTTCTGGCTGAAGGCGGCCTTCGGAACACCGACGACCACGGGCGCGGAAGCCCCGTACAGCCACGAATTTCAGTCGGGAGCCTGGACGCTGCCCAGCATGTCAATCGAGACCGGCATGCCCGAGGTGCCGCGGTACGCGACGTACTCGGGCTGCGTGCTCGACCAGATCACCTGGCAGATGCAGCGCTCGGGCCTGCTGACCGCCACGGCGCGGCTGGTGGCGCAGGGCGAGACTGTGGGCACGACCACCAGCGCCGGGACACCCGCCGCGCTGGAGCTCAAACGCTTCGGCCATTTCAACGGGTCGATCACCCGCAATGGCACCGCTCTCGGCAATGTCGTTTCAGCCGAGATCACCTATGCCAACAACCTCGACCGGATCGAGACCATCCGCTCGGACGGCCGCATCGACGGCGCGGACCCGTCCATCGCGGCACTCACCGGCCGGATCGAGGTGCGCTTCGCCGACCAGACCTTGGTGACGCAGGCGATCAACGGCGATCCCTGCGAGATGGAATTCGCCTACGTCCTGCCATCCGGCGAGAGCTTCACCTTCACGGTGCATGCCGTCTACCTGCCGCGCCCCCGCATCGAGATCTCCGGGCCGCAGGGCGTGCAGGCCACCTTCGACTGGCAGGCCGCGCGCGACAGCGTGGTCGGTCGGATGTGCACCGCAATCCTGATCAACGACATCGAGGAATATTGAGCATGCTCACGCTCGATCTGACGAACGCGCCGCGCTGGCACGACCTTGCCCCCGGCGTGCGGGTGCAGCTGCGCCCGCTGACCACGGTGCTGATGGTGGCAACCCGCAGCGACCCGGCCGTCGAGGCGGTTCCGGAGGAGGCCTCGGACGAGGAGCGTGCGGTCGCTTTCGCCAAGGCGCTGGCGCGGCGGGCGGTGCTCGCCTGGGAGGGCATCGGCGATGCGAACGGCAATCCCATCGGCCCCAGCCCCGAGGCCGTCGACGCGCTGCTCGATGTCTGGCCGATCTTCGAGGCGTTCCAATTGACCTATGTCTCCAAGGGCCTGCTGCTGGAGCAGGAAAAAAACGCCTCCGCGCTCTCGCCGAATGGTCCTTCGGCGGGGGCGAGCGCTACTGCGAAGCCTGTGCGCAAGCCTGCCCGGACTGCCCGGCGCGGCTGAACCGTCCGGAAACGCCGGAGGGTTGGCAGGTCTGGGACCTGGTCGGCCGCCTCGGCGGCCAGCTGCGCGTCCTGCCGGGCACGGTGATCGGCTGGGACATGTCCGCGGCACTGGCGCTCGGTGACGCGCTCGGCGTGCCTCCGCTCGCCATGGCCGAACTGCTGCCCGTCATCGAGGCGGTGATGGTCGCAAAACTCAACGAACAGATGGATCAGTCCCATGGCGGAAAAACGGGTTAGCGTCCGCCTCGCGGCCGTGGGCGGGCGGCAGGTGCGCGCTGAGCTGGAAGGTATCGGCGAAGCCGGCTCGCGCGGCATTGGCCGTCTCGGCCGGGAGATGGAAGCGGCCAACGCGCGGTTCGCCGCCTTCTCACGGCGCGTGACGGTCGCGATGGCGGCCGCCGTCACCGCCGCAGCGGCGGCAGGCGTCGCGATGGTCCGGTCCGGCCTCCAGACAGTCGACGCGCAGGCCAAGCTCGCGCAATCGCTCGGCACCACCGTCGCCTCGATCCAGACGCTGGAGCGCGCGGGCGAGCTTGCGGGCGTCTCCATGTCCGGCATCGAGCAGGCGACGAAGGATCTGACGCGCCGTCTCAGCCAGGCGGCCGCCGGAACCGGCCCCGCCGCCGATGCACTCGACCGGCTCGGGCTCTCGGCCAACCAGCTGATCGCTCTGCCGCTGGACCAGCGCGTGGGTGCGATCAACGCCGCCATCGAGAGCTTCGTGCCCGCCGCCGAGCGCGCGGCTGTCGCGGGCCAGCTCTTCGGCGAGGAAGGCTCCATCGCCATGTCGCGGATCGACACCGCGACGCTGCGCCAGGCGACCGAAGACGTCCTCGCCTTCGGCGTCGTCGTCTCCGAGCAGGATGCCGACCAGATCGAGCGGACCAATGACGCGATCTCCCGGCTCGGGCTGATCTGGCGCGGGCTCTCGAACCAGCTGGCGGTCGCCGCCGCACCCGCGCTGGAAGCGGTGGCCGACGCCATGGCGGCGATTGGCAGCCGAACCGGTCCGCTCGGCATCGCCATCCGGGGACTGTTCGACAACATCGGCCGCCTGACCACCTACGCCGCCACCTTTGCGGCCTTCCTCGCGGGCCGCTGGGTTGCCGGGTTGGGGGCTGCGGCCCTGTCGGTGCGCGGGCTCGCCACGGCACTGGTCCTGCTGCGCGGCGCGCTGATCCGCACCGGCATCGGCGCGTTGCTCGTCGGCGCGGGCGAACTGGTCTATCAGTTCACCCGTCTGGTCGAACGGGTCGGCGGTGTGGGCGAAGCGTTTCGCCTGCTGTCGGACCTCGCCTCCGAGGTTTGGGGACGCGTCGGCCTGGCTCTTGATGCTGCCTTGGCCCGAATGGCTGCGGGCTGGGAGGGATTGAAAGCCACGGCGCTGACCGCGCTCGACGGCGCCATCACCGGGGTGGTCAGCTTCGGCGACCGCTCCGTGGCGATCTTTACGGGCGCGTTCGACGCGATGAAGGCGATCTGGGGGCGTCTCCCCGGCGCCATCGGCGATTTTGCTTTCCAGGCGGCGAACGGGCTGATCGGCGGCGTCGAGGCGATGCTGAACGGCGTCGTCACCCGGATCAACAGCTTCGTCTCGGCGCTGAATGGCGCGCTGGACCTGCTTCCCGAATGGGCGACAGGCGAAGGCGGCGTGCGGATCGGCACACTCGATCCGGTCGCACTCGGCCGGATCGACAACCCGTTCGCGGGCGGGGCCGAAGCGGCAGGCGCGGCGGCTGCGGACGCGTTTTCCGCTGCATTGGCGCGCAGCTATGTCGATGCACTTGACCTTGGTCTTGGTGCGGCGGCCGAGGACGCCCGCGCCCGGGCCGATGGTTACCGCGAGGCGGCTAGCATGTTGAGCAATGCCGCGACTCGGCCGTTGGCGGCCTGGGATGCGCTGAAGGCCGCTGTCGCGGGCAGCGGGTCGGAGTCGGAAGCAACCCTACAGGATGCCGCGACTGCGGCGACCGATCTGGGCACCGCGCTGGGCGATGCAGGGCGCGCTGCAACGGGTGCCGGTGCGGCGGCTGGTGCTGCCGCTGCCGCAGCAGAGCCCGACACCGAGGCCGCCGTTACTGGTTGGCAGGCGGTCACGGCGGCACTCTCCGACTACGCGAGCAAGGCGCGCCATATCGGCGGCGATATCGGCCAGAGCCTCGTCGGCGCCTTCCAGTCGGCAGAGAACGCGGTGGGTGAGTTCGTGAAGACCGGCAAGCTGAACTTCCGCGATCTGGTCACCTCTCTCCTTGCCGATCTCGCCAAGCTCGCGGCGCGGCGGTTCATCCTCGGGCCGATCGCCAACGCGCTCGGTGGCGCTCTCGGGAGCGCGAGCGGCCTTTTCGCCGATGTCCTTCACGCGGGCGGTATGGTCGGGTCCGCTGGCCCCTCGCGGATGGTCCCTGCGATGGCCTTCGCGGCCGCGCCCCGGATGCATGGCGGCGGCATGGCCGGACTTCGCCACGACGAGGTGCCCGCGATCCTGCAGCGCGGCGAGCGCGTGCTCTCGCGCCGGGAAGCGCAGGCCTATGGCACGGGCGGCGGCGTCAACGTCACCATCATGGCCCGCGACGCCGAAAGCTTCCGGCAGTCCCGGACGCAGGTCGCGGCCGACATCGCCCGCGCCGTGTCGCTCGGGCGGAGGGGCATGTGATGGCGTTTCACGAGGTCCGGTTTCCTGACAACATCAGTCGCGGCGCGCGCGGCGGGCCCGAAAGACGCACACAGATCGTCGAGCTCGCCTCGGGCGACGAGGAACGCAACGCCAGCTGGGCCAATTCGCGCCGCCGCTACGATGTCGCCTATGGCGTCCGCCGCGCTGACGATCTGGCGGCGGTGGTTGCCTTCTTCGAGGCGCGGAACGGCCGCCTCCATGGCTTCCGCTTCAAGGACTGGGGCGACCACAAGTCCTGCCTGCCTTCGGGCACGGCATCGCCCACCGACCAGGCGATTGGCGCCGGCGACGGCGCGACGACCGCCTTCCAGCTGGTGAAGCGCTACGCCTCCGGCGCGCAATCCTGGTCGCGCGCCATCGCCAAGCCTGTGGCGGGCAGCGTGCGCATCGCACTCGGCGGGGTCCAGCAGCCCTCCGGCTGGTCGGTCGACACCGCCACCGGCGTGGTGACCTTCAGCGCCGCGCCGGGCTCCGGCGTCGCGATCACCGCGGGCTTCGAATTCGACGTGCCCGTCCGTTTCGACACCGACGCGCTCGACGTGACGCTCGACTTCGAACGGCTCGGCTCGATCACCTCCATTCCGCTTCTGGAACTGCGCCGATGAAATCACTCTCGCCCGCCCTGCAGGCCCATCTCGACGAGGGCACGACGACGCTCGCCTGGTGCTGGCGGATCGCCCGCGCCGACGGCGTGAGCTTCGGCTTCACCGATCACGACCGGACGCTCGCCTTCGATGGCACCGACTTCGAGCCCGAGAGCGGGCTCACGGCATCCGAGGTCCGCTCCGGATCGGACCTGTCGGTCGATGCGCAGGACGCCGAAGGCGTGCTGACCTCGGACCGGATCACCGAGACCGACATCCTCGACGGACGCTGGGACAATGCCGAGGTGGAGGTCTGGCGCGTGAACTGGGCCGACACGGACCAGCGCGTGCTGATGCGCCGCGGCGCCATCGGCCAGATCCGGCGCGGGAGGCTGGCCTTCGTCGCAGAGGTCCGCTCGCTCGCCCACGTCCTCGGCCAGACGGTCGGGCGGACCTTTCAGGCGACCTGCGATGCCGCGCTCGGCGACGCGCGCTGCGGCGTCGATCTGGAGGCCCCCGCCTTCAAGGGCTCCGGTGCCGTGATCGATCTCCTGCGCGACCGGGCCTTCAGCGCCTCGGGTCTCGGCGGCTTCGCCTCCGGCTGGTTCACCTTCGGCACGCTGGACTGGACGAGCGGCGCGAACATGGGACGGCGCACCGAGGTGCTGGGCCATGACGTGACCGACGGCGTTGCGATCCTGACTCTGCTCGAAGCGCCGGTGCGCGCGATCGCCGAGAACGACAGCTTCACCATCCGTGCGGGCTGCGACAAGCGCATGGAGACCTGTGGGGCCAAGTTCGCAAACACCGCCAGTTTCCGCGGTTTCCCGCACATCCCCGGCCAGGACGCGGTCCTGCGCTACGCCACCAAGGATGGTGGGCACGAGGGGTCCGTGCTGTGACGCAACCCCTCACATCGGCCGACCCCGCGCGCGTCATCGCCGTCGCGCGCTCCTGGCTCGGCACGCCTTACCACGACCAGGCGAGCCTGCGCGGTGTCGGCTGCGACTGCCTCGGGCTGGTGCGGGGTGTCTGGCGCGAAGTCGTCGGCCCCGAGCCATTCCTGATCCCGCCCTACAGTCGCGACTGGGGCGAGACCGGTCCGCGCGAGGTGCTGGCCGAGGGCGCGCGGCGCATGATGACCGAGGTGGAACCGGCGGCGGCCGGTCCAGGTGCGCTGGTCCTGTTCCGCATGAAGCCCCGCGCCATCGCCAAGCATGTCGGGATCCTGACTGCGCCCGGCAGCTTCCTCCACGCCTACGAGCGGCTCGGCGTGATCGAGGAACCGCTCACCTCATCCTGGCGGCGGCGCATCGCCTTCGCCTTCCTGTTCCCGCAACGCTGAGATCCAACCATGGCAACGCTTGTCCTCGGCGC